GTAAAATTAATTTTACCGAAAGTACCTGCACTAACACCTTCATCTAATATTTCAATTAACTGAGAGACAACGATTCCACCGCCGCCCCCACCTGAACCACCACCACCTTTAGCTTTTGGTAATTCAACATCATCGGTTACAATCTCTGAACCGTCAGAAAACTCAAATATAAAATAAAACTTATCGCCACTTTGTTTTATTAAAATGTCGATTATTGCAGGTGCGTCTTCACCGTTTTCACCCTTAGGTCCTTGAAGCCCACTAACACCTTTGGGTCCAATCTCACCAACTAAACTTTTTATGAAATCTGATTTTGCACCTTTGTGACCTGACGATAACCAAATATGATAAGCTGAATAACCTTGCTCACCCCTATCACCTTTTTCACCATCTTGACCTTTAGGGCCAGCTTTACCACGTTGACCTCTAGGACCTTTTAGGGACAATCTTTCATCGTCAGTCAAATTTTCAAATTTAAGTTTAAGTAAGTTAATTTCACTATCTGTCAAATCCGCAAATTTAAGTTTTAAAGCCTGAATATCATCATCAGTAAAATCTTCAAATTTAAACTTTAAGGTTTCAAAAAACTCTTTATGATCTTCAAAAACAAAACTCTTACCTGGTTTACCTCGTTGACCTCTAGAACCTTTTAAAGACAATTTATCGTCTTCATTAAGATCATTAAATTTCAATTTCAAATCATCTTTAGTGAGGTCAATATAATTAGATATTAATTCTTTAATTTCACCAACATGGTCTTCAAAAGCAAAGGTTTCACCGTCTTGACCTGACTCCCCTCGCTGACCTCTAGGTCCCCTTGAACCTCTAACCCCTTGTAAGGACGCTTTCTGTTCATCTGTGAGCTTGTCAAAAGTAAGTGAAGCATCTTCAATTAAAGATTGTATTTCTGATTTATGATTTACGAACTCAAAGTCTCTACCGTCACGACCGTCTCTACCATCACGACCTCGTTGACCCTTATCACCTCGCAGAGAATGTTGTTGATCTTCTGTGAGTTTGTCAAAAGTTAAAGAAGCATTTTCAATTAAGGATTGTATCTCCTCAACATGGTCTTCAAAATTAAAGTTTTGACCCTTAGGTCCTCTAGGACCTCGCCTAGGTACGACTAAAGAGTCATCTTTTAATGCTTTTAATACTAAAGCTAGTATGACTCTTTCTTTCATAATCCCCTACACAAATTTTATTTTTTAAGAAAGTCTACAATCGCATCAGCTACAGGGTCGTCACCTTCCCCACTTGAAGTATTATCTGTTTCTCCTTTACTAACTTGGGAATCAATAACATCGTCAACTCTATCTGCTGGAGTAAAATTATTTACAGCAATGTAAAACTTATCCCCATTATCATAACCAGCCATTCCTTCTTTTTCTCTAATCTCATTTGGAGTTATAGCTCCAGATTGCATCATTTTAGAGAAGTAATTTGAACGTGTCGTCATATCTCCTCTAAACACTGCATATAAATCTAACTGTGTGTACTTACCACCGAAATTATCAGTGAGAAGTTTCATGTCAGCTTCACTTTCTAAATTCCTTGCCCACGCATCTAACGTGTCAGTGGCCACTTCTAAGTTAGCATTCTCAACATTAGAAAACGTAGAATGTGCCATATCAAAAAGCTTAGTTGGTGGAACACCTAAAAACCTTGCGATCTCCACTACACCAAACTTACGAGACTCTAGGAATTGCAACACTTGAGGATCTAAATCAACAGGTTCAAACGTAGTACCATCTTCTAATATAGCTGTACCACCAGACTGCCTACCACCGTGTGCTGACTTCCAACTATCCGTAAGCCTAAGAAAAGCCTCGTTACTTAACTTACCTTGAAGTTTTAAAACACCACTTGGTAATCCACCATTGGCAAATAAATTCCCAGCCATTGTGTCAGCTGAATGTGATATACCTATTGTTTGAGCCGCATATTCCACCAAACCTAAACCCGTTAACCCGTCTTTAGTGTGGAAGTTTTTTAAATGGAACATGTCCTTTGGTCTAATGTAAACATTTGAACCTGGACTATCTACAGACCCAGCAGCGATTCTATATAATAACTCACCGTTTGGTGAACGAATAACATCAACAGCGTCAGAGCTGATAGGCCAAAGGTGTTTAACCCTTCCTGTAAGATCTCTTTCAATTTCAGCGTATGAGTTTCCCTTATTAATCGCATTAATCATCATTACTAACCTGAAAGTGAATGCAGACATTTCAGGGTTTGGATTAGTATTTAAAACTTTATGGAGTTTATCTCTTTTCAGCTTTTTGTTATCACCGTCTTTTACATCCCACGGTAGTTTTGCAATTTGTGTAGCTACGTAAACAACACCTCTATAATAAGCTGAAACTTGCATGGCTGTTGTGTCGTCAACAAAAACACCAGCCGTTTTTCTAAACCATAAACGTGAGCCTACAGGGTTTACAGCTTTTGTCAGTTTCCTAGCCAGAATCTTAAAGTAATTTTTCATTCCGTTTCCCTAGAAAGTGTTATTTTACAGTTCTTTTACCACCTCGTTTAGGCTTTTGAACTTTTTCCTCAGACATCATATCAGCCACTACGACTTCTTCAATCTCTTTAACGTCTTCTTTTACAGTTTTCTTTACGTCTTTTTCTATAATAACTTTTTTCTTGCCCTGGTCCATTACTAAAAGATCTTCATAACTCGGCATTTCACCTTTATCATTAAGTACAGACTTTCCTACAGTTAATTTTGATATTTCTATAGCTCCACGCTTTAACCAGCGAGATAAAGACTTTTCATCAATCTCACAAACTACACCTTTAGCGTACATAAGACTACCGTTTACCAATTTATCTGATGTAAATACAACTTTTTTCATAATCACCTCCATTAAAACGAAGGGGAGCGTATATTGCTCCCCTAAGAATGACAATTAAGATTCGTTTAAGAACCCCAATTAATTAAATGTCGTTACCGTAAGATGGTTTGAAGTTATCATCAATAATTCCAGTAATCGCAACAGTACGAGTAGTAGTACCAGCGCCACTTACGTCAACTGAAACCCAGTCATAACCGTTTACATGGTCAAGGTCAGCAGCTAAAACTTCAAACACGACCACACCAACATTGTCAGCAAAGTCAGCGTGAAGGTTGTAACTATCAGCAGCTACAGTAGGTTCAACAGCAGTGAACAAAGTCGCAGCAGCGATTTTTGTAAAATACTTGTTGGCTACAGAAAGAGCTGTACTTGTTCCAGCAGATGCAGCGTTATGTTGTCTAAGACCTACAGCAAAAGCAGTCTCAGTGTTTCCAGCTCCAACTAAAACAGCAAAAGTAACTCTTTTTGCGTCTTTCATTGAAATTCTAGCACCAGTTAGTGCATGACCATCGCCAAGACCAACGGTTTTCATATTCATTTTTTCCATTAAATAAGCTTCCATTTTTTCACCTCATAAAGATTGTTAATAAATTTAATAGAGAAGGCTCATTGTTGAACCTTCCCTTAAGAACTAATTACGCTCTGTCAGCCAACTTAACGAAAGCAGACATGTTGTAAGCACCTTGCTCAGTAACAACTGGGCTAGTGAAAGGTACTTTACCATCAATTCTTAATGTGAATTTGAAGGCAGTAATGTCTCTATCGAAATAAAGGTGAATAGAACTTGCAGATTTAATTCCACCAGCTTTTAAAGCTGCCCAGTAGTAATTAAAATCAGCTAAAACGATATCACCGCTATCACCGATACCTGGCAGACCAGCCATCATTGGTAATACAGGACGACCTAATAAAACACCGTTTGGAGTGTTGTTAAGACCTTGACCTGGACTTAGGTAAATAAAGTTACCGTTGTTGTCTTTAAGTCCGTTAAGACCTTCTTCAGCACTAGGGTGAGCCAACCAAACAGCATTTGTTCTAGCTTGAGGAATCATGTGAGAATACATTTTGATTACATTCTCAGCAACAACTGTGTCAGCAGTTTGACCTGCTTCTTTAGCTACTTCAACTGTGAAAGGAGAATCAAGGATTCCACTAGGTTTAGCTACTCCATTACCAGAAAGCATGGATTGGTTGATTTTATGCATAACCGCTTCAGGAGCTGCCATTCCAATGTAAGACTCAAGAGCCGCAGCATCTTCAAGTAATTCATCAGTAGCTTTAACTAAAGCACCTAATTTGTTAAGTCTGAAATCAACACGTTTAAAGCTAGGCTTGCTTTCTGTGTATGCTTCACCTTCACCCATCCAGTAAGCTTGAACACCACCGTTCCATGGTTGAGACTCATCAACATTAATTGATAAAGAATTTCCACTTAAACGGAAATCTCTAGCACGAGAAAGTAAAGAATCATCACCTTCAAGTTTCTTTAAGATTCCAGCAGCCATTTCATCAGGGATTAAAAACCCACCGTCTTCACCGTTTTTCTCATAAGCAGTGTTTTGAAAACGCTTATCAGTGTCACCGTTAGAAGCACGTTTAACAGCCATAAGGAAGTCACCGTTGCTTTTAAATCCACCATGGCGAGGCTTACTAACTTCAACTCTTGGTGTGCTGGAAGCCGGAGCCGCAGCAGACACTTTTCTTGTAGAAGTAGAAAGTTTAGCATTCATAGCGTCAACTTTTTCTAAAGCTTCTAATTGTGTGTTTAACCCTTCAAATTCATTATTCAAAGTTTCGATTTCTGTAATTTGCTCTTCTGTGTAACCGTTGTCACCAGCATTCATAGCACCTAAAGATGCTTGAATCTCAGATAAACGCTTTAAGATTTGATCTTTTCCCATTTTGATTTCTCCTATTAGTTTATAAAATGATGAAGTCGCTGCGTTTATTTACGAGCTAATATTCCTTCAATTTTTTTTGTTAAATCATTAATTCCATTATTTATAACTTTAGTGTCTGAAAGAAAATTCTTAGGTTTTCTAACAATCCATTTCTTATCTAAAGCTGACGCTGCAATAGGTTCACTTTCTTCAACCTTCTTGTCAACAAATCCCATTTCAACAGATTGGTCAGCATCCAACCAAGTTTCAGCCTCAAGCATTGCTTTAAGCTCTAATCTGTCTAACCCAGTCTTTCTTGAATAAATACCAAGAAGCTGTTCTTCCACATCCATTAAACGATTAATTGTGTTTTCTAAATCATTTCTATCACCCATGGAAAAGGTCCATGGTAAATGAATCATATATAAAGCACCTTCGCCCATAATTACTTCATCACCAGCTAAAGCTATGATTGAAGCTATGGAAGCAGCAAGACCATCAATATGAACTGTGATATTTGCACTGTGTTGCTTTAAACGATTATAAATAGTGACCCCGTCAAATACATCCCCACCAGGTGAGTTTACTCGAACGTCTATTTGATTAACTGTTTTAGGTAATTTAGAAAGTTCTTCAGAAAAGTTTTTAGCTGATACGGAGTCATCCCAGTAACTTTCTCCGATAGAACCATAAAGGACAATCTCTGCTGTAGTAGCAGTCTTATTGCGAATTTGAAATGAGTTTTGACGACGTTCTTTATTAAAACCTAGTATTTTTGGCATATTTCCCCACTTACTTTTATACAATATTAAAATATTAATCACAGATAGGGAAGATTTTTAAATGAAGCACTACGTCATAAGCGTATGACTCTAATTCCATGGTCTTCATAAGCTGGTGTTTCTAAATCATCTTTAACCCAACCTGCTAAACCTAGAATTGTTGCAACAACTGGATCTATTTTAAACTTCACATTGGTTTTTCTAGGAAACACGTTACCATTATGATCTTCTTTAGCAACGACGTTACCCAAACACCAACGATACAAACCTGACCCGTTATGCTCAATCTCCTTTTCTCTGATTATCGAATCTAATTTTTTCATAGGTTCAGAGATATTAGAAGTATTCATTGGGAATTTCACCATTTCCATATGTTCGGCTAGGTTTTGAGCCATTTCAGTAGCGTTCCAAGGGTCATACATACATTCAACAACCTTAAAGTGTTTTGAAAAATTAATTAAGTACTCTTTAATAACATCATAGTTTACAACTTCACCTGGTGTTACTATCAATTCTTTTTTATGAACAAAACCGTCGTATAAAACATTGTTCAAATCAGACAATGAACCTTCAGGGATGAAACTTTTCTCAAATAAAAAATATTTCCCATTTTTCCTAGCCACAACAGCAATGCTGGCAATATCTACATGAGAAGCTAAATCCAAACCGATTCTACAAAGCTCACCTTTAAAATTATCCATATTTAAAGTCGGGTTAGCGCACTCATCCCATTTAGTAATTGTAAAAAAAGCATGTGCTTCTGACAACCACCTGTTCAAATGTTTAACTGTAAAACCTGGTATGTCAGCCGGAGTCACCTTAGCTTTTTTTGCTTTAGCTTCAAAAGTTACAGGGTCAACTGACACATCCCAATTAGGGTTTGCTTTAATCCAACAACTACTATCAAAAATATCATCATCTTCATCTATACAATAAAGAGCTGTGAAGAACTGGTCATCTTCAATTTTACCAAGTGCTACTTGCCTTGCATAACAAGTCTGAGAATAACCTACATTATTTGTATTAAGACCTGCTGTAGTAATACATAAAGTTAAAGAGTCCTTACGCTTACTCATACCTGAATAAATAACCTCGAAAGTTTCTCTTTTCATAGCGTGTAACTCATCGCACACAGCTAGAACGTCGTTCAAACCATCAAGACCTGAGTGTTCACTAGATAGAGCTCGCATCATTGAGTCTGTTCTATCTTGGGTAATTGTATGAGCTAAAACTTTCACACCTTTAGATTTTCTAAACCCTGCGTTTTTCCTAGCCATTCCTCTAGCCGCATCTAAAACTATTCGAGCTTGTTCTTTTTTTGTAGCAACAGTAGCGATCATATTCCCTTTAGGGTCATCAAGAGCAAGCATGTACAAAGAACATTGGGATGCCATAAGCGAATTATGAGTAGGAATATATTGATCAGTAATTAAAAAAGTATGATCCTTAGAATCAACCTCTATGCAAAACATAGGTTTCTTTTCTATTTTCTCAACTTTAGTTATGTATCGCTTATCAGCGTAGTAGACAGTCCTTTTTGATCTTTTATTTTCTTTTGCTCTAATGCCGAAAATCGCAGGTCTAGTGTTAGGAGTACTAAACGTAACACCGAAAGAAATAAAACTCTTACCCGTTTGGTTTTTTGAAAACTTTGTACTTAAAGAACTCTTATAACCTAAACTTCCTATTAATCTTCTGGTTTGTAAAATTAAATTAGGGGCGCTATTATTAAATATAAAATTACCTGTAGCTTTACCAACAGTGCCATCACTGTCCATTAACCCTCTTAGTAACTCTCTACGAACAGACTCACTCCCCATGAAGTATTTATCAGGTATGTGCTTATTATTCAAAACACCTAACTCTTTTAACCAAAAAGTTAACCCATACACAGAAAACTTAACACCTTTACCTTTACATTTTTTAGATTCACAAACTAGCCCATAAGATTTAAACCTGCTTTCTATTTCTTTGTATTGATCCTCATGACCAGAAAAACCTCCCATATTAGAGTCACCATCACCTAACCAATAACCCAACACATAAGCCAATTGACAATCATCCCTTGAACCTTTGACAGGTTTACAAACCTTAACTGAATGGTTACTTTCTTTTTTCCCTGAGACAGTTAAATTCTCATAAATTTCCTTAGTTGTTTTAACGGACTCGTACATTTTTTTTGCGCTACTGTAACCAGGAGGGTTTTTCTTATGTCTTTTCTCTCTAGCTCTTTCAACCTTGGTTTGAGCAACCCATAAATGATTACCGCTACAGTCCACTACAGTCTTGTCAGAAAAATGCACACGATAAGCTTCGGGATAATGTATTCTATTTTTGTTGGTGATAGTACAAATAGACCCATCACTTGAATAAAGCTTATCGCCAATTTTCAAATCTCCAAACTTTACCAGACCCCTATCAGGTGTCGGAACATCGGTGTTTAAACATAAAGCTTTTCCATTACCTCGTCCGACTTCAATGTGAGCTAGTCGAAACCTTCTAAAACCTGTGTCACGATTAATAAAACCCATGATATTAGCGAATGTCCAACACTGCCAGGGTTCATAACTAATATGCGAAGTTTCCCAATTACCAATGACATGTTCAAACTTCTGGACAAGCCTTAAAAACTTTTCTGATTTTTCAGGGTCGAAATAAAAAACAGTATTGTCTTTGTCAGCTACATCGTTAACGTAACGTATACAAGCGCCTCTAAGGTATAACGACCCAGGTATCTCACCTTTAATAACAGCCCAAGCGTACTCATGACCTTTATGAGTAAATGGATAAATATTTGGATCAAAAGGGTTACTTCTCTCAACTGTTACCTGCCTTTGGATTCTCTCTTTATTATTCCCAGTCATCGTCACCACTGTCAGGTAAAGCTATTTCTTTACCTGAACCTAACCCAAGCTGTTTATAAGTGTTTCTAATTTCTGTTCTTAATTTATTAGCTATCGCCACTTCAGGGTAAGCTTTTGATTGTCTCGTGTTAGCGTTCATACACATATAGCTGTACCCATGTTGTCTGACAAACGTCATTACATTTTCCAAGTCTTCATGCATTTCACAAAGCATTTCCAATTGACTCAAGTGACTTTTTTTAAACATGGGACTTCTGACTACATCATCAATTAACTGAAACCATTTTTGCATAAATATAACAGTTGTTCTTGGTGGAGGATAGGATTTAGCCTTTCTACTTAGGTAAGCTGGCGGTTCTATAATTTGAACCACCTTAGCTGATGGTAATAAACCTTCAGGTTCTATTTCAGCGTTAGGCCTTAACACACCATCGTCACCAACAATCCATTTTAAATCAAAATCTTTTTCCATAATTATGTTTCTAGCCCACTTAACATTAAGATTGATCTCATCTTTCGCTAATTCATCCCTTCTATCTCTTTTCAGCATTATTTCTTTTTCGATTCTATATCTTATAAAATCATAATGCCTCATTCTATAGGTTAATGAATACACTAATCTACCAAGTGACTGCCCCTTTCTTCTGGTCATTCTCCATAATTTCCTTTTAATTTTAAATTACATAAAATAACCATAATTAACGAATTGTGATCCATAATTTTGTTATTTTAACAACCAATCCCCATAATTACATAAAATAGCAATCATCCCTGGGGGAATATATTGGTAATTCTATGTCAAATACAAACTAAAAGGCATTAATAAGGAGAAAATCGTGACGCACCATCTTTGACGCATCGTATTATATACTGTGCAAAAATTGGGC